GCCTGCGTAATCGTCCCCGCGCCCGGAACCACGGTCTGCTGGGCTTTACCTTGAAACACTACATAGAAGTCGTCTGTAGCTACAATGCTGCCAGTCATAGTCAGGCTGGTGCCTGAAATGGTGTAGGCTGTTACTGGCTCTTGGCGCACATTATTAACAAACACCTCGATGTCCTGCGGACTACCCACAGAATAATCAAGCGTGAAGTTGGTGCCACTGCCACCAGTTAAGTCCTGCTTATTAATGGTGGAGAATGCTGTCGCAAGTGGATTACCCATATATGGCATTGCGTTCTCCTTATGTTATGTCTAGGTGACTCATCACCACATCAGCAGATGAGGCCGTGTCTGAGGTAACTTTCAGAACGTCACCGGGTTCCATAACTACCTTCTGATCACCGCCAACCACAACAATAGACGAGCCAACCGGAATCGGTGCAGCTTTGATAAGATACACGCTGTCTTCCGCGCCGCTTGTACGAGCAGAAGCATCCAGAACTACATCAATTAAAATCTGCGAGGTTACGATATTCGATATACTCAAACCAATGATTGTGGTCTCTGTCGCGGCAGGACAGGTGTATATGCTTGCCGGACTCGTTCCTACCGCAGTATCTGTTTCTGATAAAAATGAGTTTGCCATCTTCCTATCCTAACGCAATCGCAAAGGCCAAAGCCTGCGGGTCTTGTTCAACTAGATTTACCGGATTGTCGTTGTTGTCAGCAAAGATAATCTTTTCTGACGGCATTGTACAAAAGATTGTACGAGTGCCTGCTGTCCAGTTAATCTTCTCATCCCCAATTGTAAGCGGGTCATCGTCAGATAAAGTTACTGCCACACTGAGGTCTATGTCTGTCTGGCTGTTAACTACAGCGATTGTTACCACACCAGTTATTCCAGCGCCACGCACACGCTGGCCTACGGTAAGGGTTCCGCCCTGCACATTGTCCACAATCACGTTTACATTGTTAGTCACCGCACCGTTAACATCAGCGGTCAGTTTAGTGCTGCTGCTTTCCAGAATAGTGTCCCTAGAAAGAGTTGTGCCTGTGGCTGTGTAAGTTCCAATACCTACCTCAAAGTCCACGTTATCGGTGCAAGCATAATAAGTATTGTTGCCGTCACCGATTTCAGAAAACGCCTCAAACCCACTCAAGGCACCGGCAAGAGTTAACGTGCCAGTGCCTGTTGTGGTGGTTGTTTCCTTAACGCGATCCTTGATTACAAAGGCCATTACTTCAACTCGATGCTCAAGTTACCACTGTTGATACGGAAGATATCCCCCGTTGCAATTGTCTTACTTACATCAAGCTCACCAACAAACATTTTATTTGTTCCGTCAAAGGTAAGTACATCATTGTTGGCTAGCGTAACTGCGGTATCCAGATCAATGTTGGTCTGAGATGTAACCGTCTGTACACGAACCACACCGCTAGGTGAGCCTGTGATACCTGTGCCAGTCACGACATCACCAACCGCAATTGTGCCTACGTTAGTATCTAGAACCACTGTCTTTGATGCTGTTGTCGCACCGTTAACAGCCGCTGTGGCAATGTTACCGTCAGCCACAAAAGCATGTGTAACAGTGTATGTTGCTGCTGTACCCGCCGCTGCTGGGAACTCAATGTTGTTGTCATTGATTACCTGCTGCTGATCACAAATCACGGACTCTGCGTCAAATGTCACCGCGACATCATCAGAGATAGTAACCGCTGTGTCCAGAACAACTGTAGCTGTACCGGCAGATGGGCCGCTTTGAGCGGTAATAGATGCAATATGTACCGGACCAGTGATACCTGTACCACGGATACGAGCGCCAACTACCAATGTGCCAAACACGTTGTCCATCACCACTGTGGTAGAAGCCGAGACCGCACCGTTAACATCAGCCGTAACGTGGTTAACTGCTGTTGTGCTTGATGTGCCGCGTGTACAACCTGTCAGGGTGTTTGTGCCGTCAAAGTTGAGCAGTGTGTCATCAGCAAGTGTAACGGCAGTGTCCAGAACAATTGCTTGCTGTGAGGTAACTGTCAGAACTTTTACTGTGCCACTAATACCCGTACCTGTAACGATCATACCAACGGTGATTGTTCCGTTATTGCCGTCCAAAACCACGTTAGGTGATGCAGTGACCGCTCCGTCAACATCAGCGTTAGCGGTGCCATCTTTACCTGCGTAGGTGATGGTCTCGTCATCAATCACGATAGTGCCTGATGTCGGGAATGCTTCTGCGTCTGTAATCTGAATTTCAGTGTCTGCTGTACCAATACCACGAGCCAGTGTAGTGGTTGACTGTTTCCAGTCTGCCGCTACAACGCGCTTGCGAGTATAGTTAGCGTCATCAGTGTCAACCTGAACCTCTGTTACGGTTCCTGTTTCTACATCAGTGATTGCTGTTGCTAGGCCGACATAAAGGTTATTACCCGGCGAAGCAAAGGAGAGTGAATCACCCTTGAACAGATAGTCAAGGATCCGTCTCTCCAGATAGGTGGTTGCTGCATTTGATGTTGCCATCGTCTTTTACTCCTGTTTATGTGCGTGGCCTATCAGGTAGACCTCTCCTGTAGGCATCGCTATTCTCTCTAGCTTCAGCCAAATCCTTTAAGCGTTGTACTTCTTGCGCGAACCGCTGCTCATACAACTGCATCATGTCTTGCTCGCCTTTCATGTAAGTATACGCTTCAACAAGCGAACCGTAAAGAAGAGCATTCGGGGCATTCTCACTAAGCCACGTTGTGCCAGATGCCGCTCCTGCGGTGATGCTGGCTGGACGATAGTAATAATGTAGTTCTACGTCATAGGCTAAGTCTGGAGTTGGGCCAACAATGAAGTTGCCGACATCAAAAACGCTATAATACTTAGGTGTAGTATTTATACCTGCGTCAACAGCATACTGCTGCACAAAATTAACGTCCTTGTTTTCAAGAAACTCTTTATAGTTCGTAGTGATGATCTGAAACGAAAACGGCGCTAGATAGTCCGTAGGCACACTAAGATATGGGTCACCTACAGTAAGCTGCGCGGTAGCGTTCTTGCGAAATAACTCAAGATCAACAAGCGTAAAAATACGGTCTTCTGCACCGCGAATAAACACCGGCAGGTTTGTTACAAAGGATGTCTCAGAGTTTTCTGTGAAATCTTGTATTGCTGTTTCTAGCTGTGCATATGTAAAGCTCATTTAACTCACCAAAGTTACCGGCCCAGCGGTCGCATTTTGACCGCCGCCTCGTGTGTTACCGGCTGCCGCTGTTCCCGTGGCGACCGTAAATGTGTATCTGTCTGCGGTGGCAACGGTGATAGAATACCCCGAAGCATTTTCCAAAACCGATTTAGTAAACCCATCAAAACCTTGTACCTCCCTAAAACGCACAATATCTGCTGTAGACCGCCCATGTGATGGCTCATACACCGTAATTGTTTGTGTTCCCGCAACTCCGCTAGTAAATGGGTTATACGACAAAAGCCTAGCAGTTTGCGGTTCTACTCTATCTGGTCGAGCATCTTTTAACGCCTGCGGGTCTACAGTACGGGGGCGCGGCTCTAGCTGCTTATGCTTGGGCTCATATTCGTCGCGACCCACTAAAAGGCCATTCCACTCCCTACGCATATCCCGGTAACGATAACGTAGCCCGGAACGGTCTGAAATAGCAAAAGCGTTTTTTCCTACCGCAAACTTGCCCATTACCCCGCCCTAAAATACTCATACTGAGGTACTACATTAAACGAGGCTCTGTCCCGATCTTCAGACATTGCCCGCTCAAACTCTTCCTCATATACTGCCTTTAAAAGCTGAACCCGGTTGGGGGCGCGTTTAATCGAAATGTAATACGCTAACCCCGCAGCTAAACAAGGGTAAAACCTAAACGGTACTTCCATTGTGTTTACGGAATTAGCGGCGTCATCCATCCGGGTCAGTGCGTCATAGTAAACAACGTCAGTGCTGTTGTCCGGTATCGGCCACAGTTTTAGTTCCGGGCTTATCTGACGATCTAGAAAAAACTGAGACGGTCGGCCTTCCGTTGTTTTTGTAGGAATGTTTAGATAGTCGGCGCGACTAATTCTTTCCAAAGTGTAGTCAGTGCCGCTACGGCGTATCACTACGGACAAAATGTCAATTACATCGTTAGTAAGAGTATAATTTCCAGTGCCAGAAACCAGCGCTTGGCTGCGCTGCGTAATAGTCCACTGGTTTAACCCCCTGTTTGCCCACTCTGCAAGCATGAGGTTGAGCGAACGCCGCGCAGATTTGAGGTCGTATCCAGTACGAACCTCTAACCCACAACGCTCAAACGCCTCCTCGATGTAGTCAGCGACATCTAGCTCAAAAATTCTGGTTCCGGAAACGGCCATCTTATGTCTTCTTCACCATCCCGCCGCCGCGCATCTTCTTAACCATTCCGCCACCGCGCATCTTCTTAACCATTCCGCCACCGCGCATTTTCTTTACGGTGCCTGTTTTCTTAACCATCTTACGAGGTTTCATCGCCATGTTTTAATCTCCTATATAACTTGGCTCGTTTATTAAATATAGCCTCTGCATCATACTCTGCTAGATAATTGTCATAATAACCTTTTTCCGCTAGTTTGTCTGCGGATTCTTGCAACTTAGACAACCGCTGCACAAAAACTAGCGCGTACTCGTCGTCAACCATCTGCATAAAAGAATGATCATCAATAAAATCGTTCGCTTCATCGTAAGGGTGAAAGCCCATTACCCAAACATCTTTATCTATAAAAATACCCGCAGAAATAGCGTCGTTTAAGCTATCTAAGTAATTGTGAAAAGCGTCTGAGCTTTTTTCAAAGTTCATGTCTACAATTACACATAAATCAAAAACATCTTCCCATTGAGATATGGTGCTGTAAAGGCATTGATAGCTGTCCTCGTATTTAAACAAGATAGCTACCTTGTTTTCCTGCCACGCTTTTTGCGCGTAAGGGCAAGCCGGGAGATTGTTATAAAACGGGTTTGGCTTCTGAAGCGTGTGCTCAGACCAAGCGATAATTTCTTCGCAAATCTCTTTTTCTTTGTCTATGTAAAAAGCTAGAGAACTCATGCTTGCGATACCGATCCTTTTGTGCGTTTACGCCGGTCAGACATTACTACGCCGCAGCCGCGAGCTACAGCAGTGCCCGATACACGCTTTCCGTTAAACGGGCGTTTAGGGGTCGTTACTGCGCCGCCAAGGGCCATTTTTTTTACTTTGGCAGCCTTAGTGTTTGCCACAACCTGCTTTCCTTTAGCTCCTTCACGCTTTTTTTTACGCGCTGTCGAAGCGCGTTCAGACTTGCTAAGACTTTGAGCTTTACGTCTAGGCAGGCAACGGTCAGGGTTACGCTTATCTTTTGACGTACCACATGCGCCCGAAATGTTGCCCGAGCTATCAATTCTGACCCAATCCTCATCTAACCACTCCTGTAATTTACCCATTACTTACCCTTTCGCTTGCCGCCTTTTGATTTTTTGGCGTAATTAGGGTCTTTGCAATATTTTGATGCCGCAAGGTTTGCATAGGCGCTTGGATAGGTATCAAACGTGCGCTTGGCCCACGCTTTTCCTTCCGGGCAAATTTTGCTGCCTTTTGACTTTGCGGGCGCGTTTTTTGATTTTCGCGAATAAGCCATTAGAACATCTTTTGAACTACCGCTGCGCCAATAATTAAAATAGCTATCCCCCAAAGCCGCATGTCTAGGGTTTCTAGCTGTTTTTCTATTTTAGCGTACCGACGATTACACTCATCTTCATGCTTTTCTAAAAGCTTTAATACTTCTTCTACTTTCATTTTACCACGCCTTACAGGACCAATATCTTGCGCTAAATTTGTCTTTGGCAGTATCGCATGAATGTCTTGATCTAAAATTGCGTCTACGTGCGGGTTGATCCTTTTTAATTGACATATTGGGATCTCCAAACCTAACCAGCTTAATCTCGCTGCCTTTTTTAGCCAAGACGGCACTTTTCTTTGATTTTCCCGGAGTGCGCTTTGGCTTGTTATATCCAGCAAAGGTCTCTCCTCTATATTTGATTTTCCCAGAGGGGGTTCTAGTAACGTCCTTAGTAGTAGCCATTACAAATCGCTCCCGTTTTTAATGTGAATAAACTCCATAGACGCGGACACATTAAAGTCAACAGACCCAGAGGAAGAAAACGCCCTCATCTCTAAATCTGTTTTTTCTGTAAACCTTAACGGAAAAGTATAAAACTGCTCGTGTGCGCCATCTGTCAGGGTAAATCTTTCTTTTATCTGAAAGACTTCTCCGTATGGTCTAGCTACAAGACTAGCATTCAAAACGGCTTGGGTGTTGGTAGAGGTTCCTGTGGATAAAGACATTTTTGTAAG